AAATACTACTGTTGGCCTATTCTCACCATACTTTATCCAATGAGATACAATATCTCCTACAAGTTTAGGTGTGTTCATTCTTTTGTCTAATTCTTTTTTCTCATAATCACCTGCCATAATACGAATGTTTTGTAAATCTGGTATTGATGGTGCAACTATTCTATTAGGTACTAAATGACCTTTTGCAGTTAGTTCTCTTATCGTACCGCAGTTGACAAGTTCTTGATATATATTTCCAAGACCACGACCATCATTTCTACATGGCGTTGCAGTTAAACCAATAACCCATGCATCTGGATAAGCGTTTATCAAATCTTCAAATGATTTAGATGTACTTCTATGAGCCTCATCCAATATAATTACATCTGCTTGAGGTTTAACAAAATCATCATTATCTTTTCTAGCTGAAAATGTTTGAACACTTGCAACTTGTACATCAGAATAAACACTACCACTTTTACCTGCCATAATAACACCATGTTTAATTTCAAAGTCTGCAAGTTTTCTACTACATTGCATTACAAGTTCACGTCTATGCGCTACAAACATTCCAAACCTATTATTTTTAACCAACGCTTCCATCATAGAACAAGCTATAACAGTTTTACCACTACCCGTTGGTGCAACTAATAATATTTTCTTTTTACCTTCTTTGAAATGTTGTCTAATATCTTCAATTGCTTTCTTTTGATAATCTCTCAATAAGTTCATTAGTATCTTCTCCATATATCTTTTAATTGAAACATAACTTCACTTAAATTTTCTGGTGGTACACATGAATTGGCAAACTCAATTGCCTCTCCTTTTGCATACTCAAAACTTTCACCACGTTTTTTAATGGCTACTAAAATTTTAACTAATTGAGCATGACGTTCACCTGCATTGATACCATATCGTAAAGTTCCCGTGTACTTACCTTTGTAAGTTGATGGTGTGTAATCCATTTTAATAGTTTTTTGTTCGGGTCTTTTTAATTCTAAACCTTCTTTGATCTCTTTCATTGTGTAAGGTTCAGCAGTTGTACATTGCAATATCTTTACGGGATAAGGTTGTTTCTTATGATGATAAAAACCTGCAACTCGCATAATTCTAGGCAAGTCTTTTACAACGGGATCAGAATTAAATTTAGTTGCCAATGCTTGTTGATACAAAGTAAAACTTTCTAAAGGCATATCTTTAACTAACCAATAACAATGGTATTTTTTAGGCGAGGTATTTACAATCATACTAGGTGGAATACCAAAACTTTCTGGTAAGGGTGTACCATCTAAATCTATAAACACAGACCTAACTTTAACAATGTTTTTAGTAGTTCTTCCAAGACCATTAGTTTCATTGACAGTAAAATATACACCTGCACCTTTACTATTCAATTCAGCTAACTCATTAAAATGTAATTTAAGACTACCATGTAATTGTTTGATTAATCTTTTGTTTAATCCCTTATCATCAAATGTTTGAAAACTATGGTGTTGGCCAAAGTAATCTAAAAACATATGGTAATGAGAAGTTTCATTATAATTACTCACAAGTAAACCCTACAAATAATTTACCATCTTTTGTATAATTTCCTTGCCATACATCATCAGATGCATTTTTATATGTTGTTGTTTTTTCTCTAATTTCATTTCCAAATTCACCACAACTTTTATACAACGGTTTAAGTATTTCTCTTTTTTCTAATTCACAAGTAGAGCAAGCTAATAAAAATATAATTATTTTTGTCATTTGCTTTCCTCCAAACTTTCTTCACTCCATCTAATTTTAGCACCAAGTTTTCCTGCAACAGATCGTTTCTTTCTATTCTTGGATTGCTCTTTACGTTCTTCTTCTGCTTGATTACATATTAAATATTTCTTACCATCTTTTTCTTTGACCTCTGTAAATAGATGTTTGATTTTTGGAAATATTTTTTCAATTTTTTGCAATCTACATCCACACATTTTTGCCAATACCTCTAAATCATTTAATATTTTATAACCTCTCCAACAATGACAATATAATAAAATATATGCGCCTTGTTCATCTAAAGATAGTTTCATTCTGTTTGGGTCACTTATCCAATCGTTTGCGTAAAATTGAAACGCAGGGGATTGTTCATCAGTAATTGATTTTCTCATAATTTCATTCCTTAAGTTTAGTTAATTTATTTTTAGCCCAAAAAGAAATGGTTGTCAATGGGGATATCTTGGGTGCAGTTGAAGTTGTAGGTGCAGTTGAAGGTGAAGATGAAGGGGATACTTTTGCTATTCAAAAAAAATGGCAAATTTTAGTAATCGCATGGCAATGCTATGGCAATGCTATAAAAGTTTGTTGGGAATAAAGGGTGAATGGGGCAGAAAACTAAACTAGAGAGAAAGAAAAAAAACTGCCCCATTCGTAAGGTATATTTGTACGCTAATTTTGTGGATGCGCTACGCCTACCTTATAGGCGTAATTTGTAAATCTGGTCTAATGTATTCTATATCAAAATCACCAAGTTTTGCAATCTGAAATGCACGAAACGGAGGTATTACCTTCCATTTAGATACAGCAGGATGAGATATACCTAGCATTTTAGCTAGATTTTTACCACCATATTGATTGACTACTTCTTTTTTACGATCCTGTGCTATCTTATAATTGCTCATTTAAGTTCCTTAATTTTGATAGGTATTTCATTTGTTCTTCTGCTTCTATACCTTCGTTTGTTAGTTTTAAAATGCTATCTGCTTTTTTAAAATGTTCTGGAATAACAGATGATCTATCTAAATTGATAATTTCTTTTTCAATTCTTTTAGCTTTAGCACCTAATTCATCAATTAATTCATTTAATATTGTAGCCATGTCTAAATTTATACAATTTTATTAACATATGTCAATTAATATTTGACATTAGTTAATTACTATGATTTACCGTAGTTAATTTAATAATAAATATATAAAAAAGGACTAAAATATGACAAGTATAATAGCAGGAAGTGGAGATGCACCACGTTATCCAAGTGTATCAGTTGGCGTACATAAGGCCAGATGCGTAAAAATTATTGATTTAGGTACGCAAAAATCAGACTTTAACGGTGAAATTAGTTGGAAAAGACAAGTATTAATTATATTTGAAACTCCCGAAGAATTAAATAGTGAAGGTCAACCATTAACAATTAGTAAGTTTTATACTTTATCGCTACATGAAAAAGCTAATCTTGGAAATGATTTAACATCATGGAGAGGTAGAGCATTTAGTGAAGCTGAAAAACAATCATTTGATATTAGTAAATTATTAGGTGTGACTTGTTTGTTAAATGTTATGGATAAAAATGGTAAACCAAAAATATCATCTATCATGCCTATGAAAAAAGGTGATCCAATTGCTGAACAAATAACTCAAGGTGTTGTGTTTAGTTTGGAGGACTTTCAAAATGGTAAAAAAGAAGTTTTTAATAACCTATCAGAAGGTATTAGAAACATTATTTTAAGATCAAAAGAGTTAGAAGGCATGAACCAAGATCAAGGTGATGAGGGTAATGGTGCAAGTGTCGGTGATAGCCCAATACCATTTTAATGTTAATCACAAATAACTCAAACTTACCAAAAGTAATTGAACGGGCTGTTAAGAATGACCCCTACGATAGTAGTGGTTCAGATATTTCTTGCACCCGTTTGATTGCGCCCCCTAGAATTAGGGTCTTGCAAATGAGAAATAATGATCTCATTAAAGAGGATGTATCTGATCGTATATTTTCTTTATTAGGACAATCAGTTCACCATATTATTGAACGAGCAAAAGTTGCTAGTGATATAGCTGAACGTAGATTGTATTTTAAAGATAAAAACATCACTAACGATTGGAAACTATCTGGTGCATTTGATTTACTTACGGGTGACGGTAAACTTATAGACTTTAAAGTTACGTCAGCTTGGAGTGCATTAGATGCTTTAACAAATGGTAAGGCTGAATGGGAACAACAACTTAATGTTCTTGATTTTCTTTGTCGTAAAAACCAAAAAGATTTAACTAGATACAAAAAAGAAGTTAAAGTTAAATCATTATCTATCATGGCTATACTACGTGATTGGTCTAAAATGCGTGTTATGCAATCAGACAATTATCCTCGTAAACAAGTTGTGATGATACCTATCCGTAAATGGACAGATGAAGAACAAGATGCTTATGTTAAAGCTAGAATAAAACTACACCAAGATGCTGAACAAATGAAAGAACTACCATTGTGTACAGCTAAAGAAAGATGGCGTAAAGAAGATCAGTTTGCTGTTATGAAAGACGGTAGAAAATCTGCTTGGCGTTTATTTCCTACAAAAGAAGCGGCTAAACAATTTATCGTTGGTGAAAAAATGATAGAAGGTAAAGGTTGTTCTATTGTAGAACGTAAAGGTGAAGATGTTAGATGTCAGCATTATTGTAGTGTCAATGAGTTTTGCTCTCACTTCATGGATGTTGCTTTTTAATGAGTGTATATAAAAAACAAGTAGGGGGTAACCATTACAAAAAAATGGTTATCCAACCTGCTAAATTTATTAATGCCAATAAACTTTTATATGCAGAAGGTGCGGCTATCAAATACATATGTAGGCATGGCTCAAAAGGTGGCCTACAAGACATAGAGAAGGCCATACAGTACCTTCAAATGATTAAGGCTAGGGATTACTCCAAATAAAAAAAACAATCGCTATTAACCTTTGTTTTTGATAAAATGAGGGTTATGAAAAAACAACCTCAATTAAATACTATGTTGATAGGCCTGCTAGGAACTATCTTGTTAGGAATATCTAGCTGGGCTTTGATGACTATCGTTCAATTGGAGGTTCATATTGGTATGTTGACAGAAGAAATTATGTCAATAGATAAACAAATAGGTCGTATTTACAATCATATGGATAGAATGATGAACAAATGAATTTCATACTTATTTTACAATTATGTTCAGTTATAGATGGGCAATGTATGCCTGCAATTCAAAATGAAAAAATGTTTAATAATTATGCAGAATGTGCTATATACGGTTATTCTGCATCTGCGGAATACTTAAATATAATGGAACATAATATGATTAATGAGTTTAAATTAAGTGTTAGATTTTGGTGTAAGGAAATGGATCATGCGTAAAAAGAAAGTCGTATCAAGATCAACTTCAACTACATCTCATAAACTTATTGCGCTTAAATTAGATGAAGTAAAAGAGTTAGTTATAAAAAATTCAAAAGACATTGAAGATTTAAAAGCCGAAGTAAATATGGGTAAAGGTGGTATAAAAGCCTTATTTGCAATAGGTTCATTAGTTGCAATAATATTAGGAACTGGAAAGTTCTTTAAATTCTGGGGATAATATGTGGTTTAACGCTTTATCATTAGCAATCAAAACAGGTGGCCATATCTATAAAAAGAAACAAGAAACTAAAATGCGTATGGCAGATGCTCAAGCTAATCATGCAGAAAAAATGGCTAAAGGGGAATTAGAATATTCGGGCAAATTATTAGAGGCCAGACAAACAGACTACAAGGATGAGGCAATTTTAATAATTCTTACGTTGCCAATTTTAGTGCTAGCCTACGGAGTTTTTTCTGATGATCCATCTGCATCAGCAAAAATTAAAGAGTTTTTTGATCAATTTCAACAACTTCCTTCATGGTTTACAAATCTTTGGATACTTGTAGTTGCAAGTGTTTATGGTATAAAAGGTACACAAATCTTTAAGAATAAAAAATAGGAGGTCTTATGGGATTATGGAATAAAGTAAAAAAAGCCGCAAAAGATACAAAAAAAGCATTTGTAGATGTTAATACTGCGGCAGTTAAAGTACAAACTTCACCTGTTCAAATGGCAAGCAGAATGGTTAAAGGTGAAAATCCTAAAGATGCTTTTCAAAACACAGCTAAAGATACTTTAGATAGTGTTGATAAAGCTAGTAATAGTACAAGACAATGGGCTGGCGTACAAAAGAAACCTAACGGTCAAGACTAATGCGTGATAACAAGGTGCTTGAAAGTTTTAAAAAGCATACTGAAAAAAAACTAAAAGAGATGAAAATATTTAAGTATTTAAAAAAAGAAGTTAATACGGGTGCTAATGGTACACAAGGCTATGTTATTAAAAAAGGTATTAACAAAGGCAAAAAAATATAATGCAAGATTACCAAGAACTAAAAGATCGTATTAAAGAACATGAAGGTTATGTTAATACTATTTATAAAGATAGTCTTAATTTTGCCACAATTGGATATGGACATTTAATAGTAGATGGTGACCCATATGAAGAAGGACAAGAATATTCAAAAGTTATATTAGATCAACAATTTGATGAGGATTTTGACATTGCTTTATCTGGTGCTGAAAAAATACTAGGTACGGGTGATATAAATTTTAAAGCCAAATGTGTCATAATTGAGATGGTATTTCAATTAGGTATTGGTGGTGTATCTAAATTTAAAAAAGCATTAAAAGCTGTTGGTGAAGAAGATTGGGATACAGCCGCAGATGAAATGTTAGATAGTAAATGGGCTACTCAAACTCCAGAACGTGCTACCGAATTATCCTCTATAATCAGAAGTTGCAAATTATAAATAATTAAACTATAAGTTTAGTTATGTTAATCATTGAAAATGTAATTGTTAATTACGGTAAGAATGAACCTGTTGAAATTATAAATGATGTACATATACAAAATGGTCTTGTTAAATTTATTGACCCTAAAGATAAATTAAAAAACTTGGAGGAAACTATTGATGGTTCACCAATAGAATATTATGAACAAGCGAATATTAATAATAAGTGATATGCATATTCCTTATCACCATAAGGATAGCATAGAATTTTTAAAAGAAATAAAAAAACAATTTAAACCAGATAAGGTTATTAATATAGGTGATAGTGTTGATTTTCATGCTATATCAATGCATGATAGTAATCCAGACTTACCTAGTGCTGGAGATGAACTTACTTTAACAAGAAAATATATTAAAGAATTAGAAAATGTATTTCCAGAAGTTACAGAAGTAGATAGTAATCATTCTAGTTTAGTATTTAGACGAGCATTAAAGTTTGGAATGAGTAAACAATTTATTAAATCTTACGGAGAATTTTTAGGTACTAAAAAATGGAAGTGGGTAGATAATTTAACTTTAACTATGTCTAATGGTCAAAGGTGTTTCTTTACTCACGGTATGAGTGCTGATATTTTAAAAGTATCACAAGCTATGGGTATGAGTGCAGTTCAAGGACACTACCATACAAAATTTGTAATCTCTTGGTGGGCTAATCCAGACAATCTATTCTTTGGAATGAATGTAGGCTGTTTAACTAATCAAAAATCAATGGCATTTGAATATGCTAAAAACTTTAAAACAAGATTTATACTTGGTTGTGGAATTATAATAAATGGTATTCCAAGATTACTTCCAATGGTTTTAGATAAAAAAGGTAATTGGATTAAGAAATTAGTCTAACTATCTCGCTGTTGCTGGGTTATCTCCGACTAGGGGTTGTTCGGCAAATGCCATGTAGATGTATGTTCCACCAGAATTATTATGACCACCACCATTACTTCTACATTTAAAACCATTTGATAATATATCTATATCTGAATTTGATTGCTCAGCTAAATTTGTGTTGGCTTCTAAATAATAATTTACTGCATTATATCCTAATCTTTTATTGTCTTGTAGAAACCAATCATTCGCACTGTCTGTTCGTTTAATCATAACAAACGCAGGTTTAAATCCTGTGTAAATAAAACTGCCATCAGCATTTCCATTACCAGTATAAGAACCAAACTTGCTATAACCAGTTTTCTCTGCGAAGCAGTAGGCTATTAAATCAGAACCACTAAAATTTGCATTACCTGCTGTACCTATTGAAAATACAGTAGATGTTGGTGCTGTGCTAGGAAATGGTGATGTGGGGTCATAGGATTGTAATGTGCCTGTTTCATTTAAATACATTGTTCCACCTACTTGTCTGCAATCAACTGGCCAAGCATCAGTTCTACTTCTATTTTTAATTATAATCATTTTAGGTGCAGAACCTAATCCATGACCAACTGTAGATACTGTTCCATTACCTGTATAAGACACAATACTAAATCCACTTGTAGTATTAGCTGAAACTGTAGAACTTATAGAACCATCTGTATTAGCTGAACCTGCTCCATTTGCTAACCAGTTCCATGATGCCATTGTACTACCACTTCCATTTGTAGCAACACCACCAGTAACCCCAACAGTATAACCATCACTATCAAAAGAAGTCATTTGGTCTGTATCAGCTTCAACAGAAGTTCTATTTGATTGAAGATATTTTCCTTGACCTCTTACTGCGTCATATAAAAAATTATCATAAGTATTATTTCTTGATTTTAACCATGTGAAATCTGGCTGAAAGCCTACACCTGTAATAGATTGTGTTGAACCATTACCTGTATAAAGTTTAGTATTAAAATAATCAGAAGGTTTTTTAATTGTAGTATATGCCATTATAAATTTAATCCTTTTGTTGATAAAGCAGTATAGCCTGTTGGTACATCATATTCAAATATTCCTATTCCACTTGCGTTAGTTCCTGCACTAGATACTGCTGTTGTTTGAAAATATCCATTACCAAAATTATAATGATTAGTTCCATAATTAGCACCATAAGCTCTTTTAGCTTGAGCAGGAAAATAAAACTCTCCTGCTGTTAAATTTGTGTAAGCAGGTGTAGAGTTTGCATAAGTTTGATTAGCATTACCAGAACCATCTGCCCATTGACCATTTCTACCAAATGTAATTTTATTATTATCTAAATCTAAAGCAATCATCATAATATCATTTACACTAAATCCACCCATGTAAGCACCACCAGAACCATCTCCTACTTTATAACCATTAGAAAATTGACAACCTTTACCACCATAAGCAGTACCTTGTAAGCCAGTAGAATTTGCTGCACCCATAAAATTTGATGATGCTAAAACAACACCTACTTGGTCTATCTCTGCTAAATCAGTTACTTTAGTTTCCCAATAAAATTTTCCAGAATTAGCACCAAGAGTTCCAGACGCATAAGAATAATTAGAGCCATTTTCTCCATCTGCAAATGTAAGATTTCCATTAGATATATTTACTGAACCTGTAGGTTGGTCTGAATTTAAACGATTTAATACACAAAAAACATTGCTTGGACAATCTTCTGTTTTTGTAAGTGTACCACCACCAACTGTAAAGTTATTACCTTTACCAGATTGGTCTGTAACTGAATTACCATCTTTTAAAATAAAGAAACCATTGTTTCCATATTCTGAAACTGTTGGAGAAGTTTTAATTGTCCAAACACCATTAGCATCTGTTGAACCAAATGTACTAGCATCTAGTTGTAAGCCATCTACAAAATTTATATGTGATATTAATCCACTAAAAGTTGTACTACCAGCTTCTTGTGAACCTATTTTAAAACCATTTGATACAACTCCTTTTTGAAAACCTACTTCAACATTTTGTGACATAGCAGTTGTTACTGTAAAATCACTATATCTATCTACTCCATTAATATAAATTTTAGTTCTATTTGAACTTGCTGTACTATCTACAGAATAAACTAAATGATACCAAGCTGAAGTATCTCTTAAAACAAAATTACTTGTTGCTACAAATCTTTCAGTACCTCCTGCTTTATCATAAATAAATATTTTATCAGCAGTATCAAAAGAAATATAACCTCTATCATTACCACTTTCCAAGTTTATAACAAAATATTGTCCTGTTCCAATTTTACTTCTTTTGAACCAACAAGAATAAGTAAATTTTCTATCGTTAGTTCTAGTTGTTGTTGACCTTTGTAAATATGTATTAGCCATTAGTTAAATTGACCCCCACCTGTTGCACCGAAGCTAGATGTAAGTGAGAAACTTCTATCTGCTGTTTGGTTTTCTGCATCTGTTGCTCTTATTG